GCGAAGCGTGTGTCCGTAGCTCTAGCGTGGTTTTACGCTACTCCTTATCGTGACGACTGGGTTAAATGAGCATTATAAGGCTCGAAGATAAATTTTTAACAACCTTTGCCAAAGTTTCGCCATCGGCGAACAGGCTGGCACAGCTGTTAAAAGAGTATAAAACCACTACAGATAGTTTTAATGATTTAACTTTTTGTGAAGCTAGGTCGCTACCTTTGTCTGAACTTTATGTTGGTACAGAGATGCCTGAACAAAGACCAATAAGTTTGAACAGAGTCATTAAAATTTTAGAGAACTTTACGGTATATAATGTATGTCCGATATTAGTTCATAAAAAAAATGATAAACTATTAGTATGGGATGGGCAACACACCGCTGTTGCCCTAATTGCCCTAGCTAAGTTCATCTATAAAGAACCTTTGGACACTTGTTTTGTTCCGGTGGCTATATATGACTTTCACGGTAATCAATTCAGGCGTTCTGGGTTTGGATATGTTTAATGAAACAAAAAGATATTAATGAACTTGTAAAAAAGATTGTTTCTGGGATGCCCGTTGAGGTTTTCGATGATGAGTCAGGGGAAGTATGGGCAAATGTCGTATTTGAATTAGTACGTCCCCGACTTGAAGGAGACTTCAAAGGTTCAAGAGAAATTGGGTCTGCGAACCTAGTTACAGCCTTGAATCTTATTCACCAGAAACTACTTATACAAAACAATGCTCAATCGTCTGAGCTTTCTCTTAAAATGTTCAATGAAGCTATGTCTTGTCTTCAAGCAGAACGTTTTATCCGCCGTAAACCCGAAAAAATGCGAGAAGCTTTTCAAGTTTACACTTCCAACACAACAGTATAGAGGAATCTATGGAACACGCACTCAAAGCAGAAGTAAAGAAAGAGATCAATCGTATTGTTGATCTCATGATTCAAGCTGATTCAATTCGTGAATCTATCGCTGAACTTAAAAAAGATATTAAGAATGAGTACGCAATCCCAGTGACAACTATCACAAAAGTTGCAACTATTATTCGTAAACAAAATCTTGATGAAGAAGAACAAAAGTGGGATGAAATTAAGGAGTGGGTAGATATCTGTTCATGACTACGTTCATCCTGATTGGCAAGATTGTATCTTCATAAACATTAACAGTCTTGTAAAAAAGAGTGTAAAGCCTCTGTTGAAATATATAGAGGCTAACTCTTTTTTTGATGATCAACATCAAAAAAGAAGAATTTGTAGAGTAAATGATAAAACTGCTATATTATTATCGGCAGGAGATACTTATGGTTGGCATTCAGATTCTTTTTCTTTTACAGATAGAGAACTCGAAAATCCCCGCCCAAACCGTTATTGGACCCAGATTATATATCTTACAGAAGGTAAACCTCTGGAATTAGGTAATTTTAATCCTTACGGTGAGTTAAACGAGGATTTTGACTACCCTACCCCTAATGAAATCTTAGCGACAATTCACCCCCGACCAGGAAAGACAGTAACTTTTCCTTGTTTTATGGCTCATAGAATACAGCCCACCGTTGATAACGACCGATGGACTTTTGTTGACTTTGTATCTGTAATGAAGTATAATACACTTAATTCGTCAGATTATAGAAAATTAGCTAAAAGGTATTTTAATGAAAATTTTAGGAGTAAGCTCTTATCATCATGATAGTGCTGCCGCGTCTTTAAATAATGGATTGATACAAGGCGCTTCTCACGAAGAACGCTTTACTCGAAAAAAATTTGATAAGTCATTTCCAAAAAGCACAATTAGTTGGATGCGCGATCAATACGATGATTGGGAGTTTGCAGCTTTTTATGAAGAAACTACTTATTCGCAATTTAAATCAGACATAAAAGAATTTACAAAAGCTCAAACTGTTTTAGTAGATCATCATGAAGCACACGCAATGAGTTCTATTCTTACAACTGATTGGACTGAGTGTGCGATCATGGTTGTTGATACTGTTGGAAGTCGTTACTCAACATCACTAGGAGTTTATAAAGGTGGACAAATTGAATGGATTAAAAGGTTTCGATATCCAAACAGTCTTGGTTTATTTTATTCTAGTGCTACTCGTTTGTTGGGATTTGTACCTCTAAGCGATGAGTGCAAAGTAATGAGCGCTGCCGCTTATGGTAGTCCTAAATGGACATCCCTAATAAGAGATAAGGTTCTACACTGGGAGTCCGATGGAGATTATAACTTACTAGTTAATCTTGAACGAGGTGCAGGCTTCGGCACTCTAGATTGGGACATAGCTGCCTCTGTTCAACACGTATTACAAGCTGTTTTATTAGGACTTTCTCATTGGTTATATAGAGAGACAGGACTAACTAATCTAGCATATGCTGGTGGGGTGGCTTTAAACTGTGTAGCTAATACCCATCTTTTAAAATATTCCGCATTTAAAAATATCGCCATTCAACCTGCCGCAGGGGACGCTGGGTGTGCTTTAGGAGCTGCTGCCTTAATTTCTCGTCCTCTTTGGGAAAATGCTTACTTGGGGGTGTCAGCAAACAATAACATAAGTGCTGATGATTGTGCAGATCGTATTTTAAAAGGTGAAATTGTTCCCGTAATACAGGGTAGGGCAGAATTTGGCCCCCGCGCTCTTGGAAATAGATCCTTGCTATGTATACCAACTGATGATAACATAAAAAAACTAAATATCATTAAACAAAGAGATACTGATTCTTGGAGACCTTATGCGCCTGTCTGCCAAATTGAAGAAGCTAAAAACTACTTTACGATTTATCAACATTCTAAAGAAATGCTATTCATTGCTGATATTACTGGTGGTAATTTTAAAACTCAAGATAATACCGCTCGTCTTCAAACCGTTACTGGTTCTTCTAATGCTTATTTATGGAAAGTCTTAGAAAAAACTAGACAACATGGGTATCCCATATTAATTAATACAAGTTTAAATGCGAAAGGAAAACCCATTGTCAACACCGTGGACGATTTTAAAAGGGAAGTACAATTACACAACTGAAGTAGATACTGATACACTACCAACAGGACGTACTTACCATACCCCTGATGGTTCATATCCTTCAATCACTACTATTCTAGGAAAAACATCAGACAATACTTGGTTACAGAAATGGATTGAACGAGTAGGAGAAGAAGAAGCACGCAGAGTTTCTAAAGAAGCCACGGATCGAGGAACTTTAGTTCACGAATATGCAGAAAAGCACTTCAATGGAGAAGATGTATGGTCTGACTTAACTCAAGAGAAACTAGATGTCAGACAAATGAGCAGAGACCTAATAAGAGCAACTGAACGAGGTATTGAAGAGATTTGGGGTCAAGAACAGGTACTTTGGTCTAATAAATATAAATATGCAGGACGATGTGATATGGTAGGAATTTGGAAAGGTAACCCTACTATCATTGATTTCAAAACCTCTAAGAAGAAAAAATCTTCTAAACAGATTACGGATTACTACATTCAGGGATGTGCTTATGCAGTTGCACATAACGAAATGTATGGTACAGGTATAAGAAATATAGCAATTGTAATGACTATTGACGGTGCAGACCCAATTATCTTTGAGCAAGACGCTGTTCCTTTTTTACCATTACTTAAAAATAGGAGACAACAATATGATCAGCTGGTTGTTAAATAAATATCACGATTGGCAGTTTGATAAAGAATTTAAAAAGAAAAAAGAAGAGTTGATGAAAATTGACCCATTTATTTATGAAGTGCCTAGTGAGACTGAAGACCATCCAGGCGCTGAGCCAACTCGTTATAAAACGTGGGAATCTAAAGGTAAGGAAGTGGACTTTTGACAAGACGAATTAAAAAACCTTTAAAAGAATTTTTTGATAAACAGTCTTTGACGGATGCTGAAAATGAGTTTATACTTGGTTGTATAAATGCTCAAAATAAATACCCACAACTCACACACAGGCAGTGGCAGATTGTAAACGAGATTAAAGAGAGATATGAAAAATGTCAAAATACCCAGGAGTAAAAAGACTCCCTAGCGGAAAAATTTCTTACAGAGGAACAACATTTGATGGATTCAATAAACCGCGCAGATCCAATAGACCTGA